TGTCAGTGGGTGTGTCATCTCAGGTGAAGCAAACAATGTGAACTTTGGAACGGCAGGAAGATACAAAGCAGTTCTATTTGATGAGCTTGCCAAGTGGGAACACACAGATTCATCTGCCTGGGAATCAGCATCTGACACCACATCATGCAAGATTGCAGTCAGTTCTGCATGGGGTGAGCGTGGGATCTTCTTTGAACTGATTCACCAGAAGGCAGGTGCAATCAAGACCATAAGACTTCTTTGGAAACTGCACCCACTGAAAGATCAGGCATGGTATGATGAACAGAAACGGACAAGATCAAAGGCAGATGTTGCTTCCAACATAGACATAGATTATGCCACATCAGTTGAAGGAAGGGCATTCCCTGACTTTGACATCAATGTCCAGGGACTTGAAGAAGACCCTTATGACCAGGGCAGACCCATACAAATGGATTGTGACTTCAACATCAGACCAATGAGTTGGAGCTTGTCACATGAAATCAAGGATGATGACTTCTATTTTGCAGAAGTGGTTGACGATGAAAGAACCACAACAGCAGCACACATGAATGAATTCCTTGAACGCTATTCAAGTCACAAGAACAAAGTGATCTATCTTTATGGTGACTTCTCAGGTTCCTTTGGTTCAACCAAGGGCTATGAATCAGATTATGACATCATCAAAAGAATGGGTCGTGATCTTAATTGGGAAGTGATTGACATGACAAACCAATCCAACCCAAGTCACAGGCTGTCATTAGAAATATCAGCAATGCGCCTTTCAGATTGGTCAATGGGTGGGCAGACACATTGCTTCTTCTGGAAGGAAGGCACACCAAGACTGTGCATGTCAATGAACCAGACCAGAAGGAAGGGTGATGGGATCTTGAAGGATGGTGCAGAACATTCAAGTGATGGGTTCAGGTATGGTCAAGTGACAAGGCATGGTGATGAAATACTTGAACAATCATATGGCAGTGTAAGCAGATATTAGAATTAATTCTTAAAGTAGAACACCCCTTTAACCTTCATTTATTACTTGTCAAGTCTTTTCTACATAACTACTTTAGCTGATGACGAATGAAAGACATCTCTGTCCTTCTTATTTATTCAATTTATTTGGGGTGACCAATGGCACTGTCTGAACAAGCACTTGAAATGCTGAACTTTGCACAGGCAGAAGCACAGGAAGCAGAAGCAGTTGCAAGGTGGGAACGCATAGTCAGGGCAGAAGAATATTATGAAGGCAGGACTGAAGCTGAAACCCTGGGATATTTTGATCCTGAAATGATGACCAAGATTTCTTATGCCAATAACAACATCACCCAAAGAATTATCAAAAGGACTGCACAGGTTCACAAGATTCCACCCATTGCAATCTTTCCAGAAGGAACCAATGAAGACCTGATCAAATCATATGCAGCAGCAACCAAGATGGATCAGGTCAAGCTTGCCAGGGCTGAAAGGAAGCTGAATCTGCTGAAGATGCTTTTCTTGAAATCAACCTTTAGAAATAATCAGCTTGAAATTGATGTGATAAAAGACTTCGTGCCACTGATGTCACCTTCAGACCCTATGCAACCCATCGGTGTTGCTTACCCTATACACACAGACCCTAATGGAAGTGGTGCTGAAATGTGGGCAATCTGGACTGCCACTGAACAATTCAAATATGTCAAGGGTGGTGAAGTTGTTCTTGATGAACTGGAAGGGGTCAACCCTTATGGTATCTTTCCAGGTGTGTTCTGCTTTGCTGCAGGGGCACCACCTGAAACTGAATTCACAGATGTTGAACCTGCAATGGACATCATTGAAACCAACCTTTCGCTGAATCTTGCACTCACTGAAATGAATGCAAATCTTAGGTTTCAGAACTTTGATTACTTGTTTTTGTCAGGTGTGAAGAACACAGGGGAAATCACAATCAACCAGGATTCATTCACTGAACTTCCACAGGGTGTGGAAATGGGTTCAGTTGGCTTTGCATCCCATGTGCCCGACACCATCACAGGAGTCAAGTTCCTTTATCAATCACTTGCTTTGAACTATGGTCTTGATTCCAACTTTGTTGAAGGCACCCAGGAAGCATCTGGAAAAGCTTTGATTGTGAGACAACAGGAACTGCTTGACAACAGAAGTGGTGACCTTGAGAATTGGCGCATGATCTATGCAGCCCTTTATGAAATCAGGAAAGCACAGTTTAATTATCACTTCAATAAGAAGTTGCCTGATTCAGTTCAATATGATTTCAGGGAATCAATGAAGATCCAGACTGAAGAAGAAAAGCGTGATGACTCTGATTGGCTAGTCCAGACAGGTCAGAAGACATATGCACAGATCATGGTTGAAGACAATCCTGATGGGTTCCCAGGTGATGAAACACACACACCTGTTGAACAGGCAGAACAAGTCATTGCTGACAACATTGCAAAGAACAGGGAACTTGAAGGGTCAGGAACACCACCTTCAGCACTGGACATTGCACTTGGAACTAAGCCAACAGGGGAACCTTCATAATGGCAGACAGATATGACATTGATGATGGTCTTGTTTCAATTCGTGCAGCTAATGATGCATTCAAGAACAACAAGCGCAAGGCAATGGAAGCTGCCAAGAAGATTGGTGACAAGAAACTTTCACAGATGCATTCCCATACCTACCAGAAACAGGATTCTGCAATCAAAGAATTTGCTTCAATCCCAGGACACAGGGCACCAGGCACATGGATTCCTGTGAAGAAGATGGGACAGAACAAGGTCAGGATCTTCTGCATCAACTGTGGACATCCTGAAGACTATTCACCTTCAGCAGTTTCAGGTTCAGGTGTGGTCAGGGGCAGGAACAGATGTAGATGTGGGGAAACAAGCACAATCAAATTAAGAGGGTTCAACAGTTCATTCAAAGTGAAGGCACTGAAACTTGGCTGAAATCGCAATCACTGCAGCAAAGACAATGGCAGAAGCAATTGCCAAGGTCACACAGACTGTTGGGACTTTTGTTGCCAAGCAAGCAGAAGGGATGACTGCCAATCAGATCATAGTCTATTTGAACCAACTGGACATGAAGGGTCTGATCCTGGAACTTGGTTTCGCAGGTGACATTGAAGCAGTCTCAATTGCACAGCTTCAACTATTGCAGAACTTTGAAGTGACAGCACCCATATCAGGTGAAGTGATTCAGGCAATGGTTGACATCAACACAGCAACCTTCACTGAGTATGCAGGAACCTATTCACAGGGATTGAAGCAGGAACTGGTCAAGTCAGTCCTTGCAGGCACATCACCGGCACAGTCAATCAAGAACATTGCTGCTGCCACAGGCAAGACAGGTGATGCATTGATTGCTGCACAGAAGCAAATCAGAACCTTGGTGACCACCCAATTGAAAACCTTTTCCAGACAGGTTAATTCGGTAATGTCTGAAAGCCTGCCAAAGGATCAGAAGTATATCTATATGGGAAATGCTTCAGACAACACAAGGGACATATGCCTTGACATGCTTTCATCACCACCACTGACCAGGGATGAAATTGATTCACAGTATCCAGGGGCATGGCAAGATGGGGGTGGATTCAACTGTGTTCACAGGTGGGCAGCAGTGACAGAACTGTCTGCCAAGTTCAATGACAAGAAGGGTGCTGAGAAAAGAATTGAAACATTGAAAGGCCAGGGCAAGTGGTCAACACCACAGACCCTGCAGCAACAAAGGGAATCAGCAGCTTGAAGTCCAAGATATTCAAACCTGAAACACTTGTCAAACTTGGCAAACCCTTCTTCAAGAAGTTGGGTGATCTGATTTGTGACATGATCAGGGATGAAACTGTCAACAAGGGTCAAGATGTGTGGGGTCATAAGTTCCCTAACTACTCTGAAAAGTATGCAACAAGAAAAGCAAAGGGTGGTGGGAGAAGGCAATCAAGCAAGGACACAAGACCCAACTTGGTCTTCACCTTTGATATGATGCAGGACTTGCAGACCAGGAAGGTCAGCTCTAAATGGGTCAGGGTTGGATGGTCAGCAATTGAATCTGCAAAGGTTGCAGGAAATGCTTTAAGAAAACGAATAATTACTGACAAGCAGAAACCAGCATCAACAAATGTGGTTGCCATGTCAATGAATAGAATAAACAGACAGATCAAGTTGAACATAAAACAAAACCAGTTCCACATCAAGTTGAACATGGGGAAATGAGATGAAGAAGGAAATCACAATCAAACAAGTTGGTGGTGGTTGGGTTGTCACTGTATGGACACCCCCTAAAACTGACAAGATTGGTGACAGGATGCAAGTTGAACAGGTCTTCACTGACCATGACAAGATGATTGCATTTGTAACCAAAAGCATATGATTGAACGGACATCAAAGAACTGTCTAGTAATAGGCAGAACAGACACTGACCTGGATCAGTGCATTGCATTGAACCACCCAGTTCATCCACCTGCACCTTCAACCTTTGTGTGGGATAGATATGAAGACTTTGATGGTGACATCATCACAGCACACACACTGAAGTTCGGTGCAATCTGTGCATGTGCAGCAGAAGCATCACCCAGGGTACAACAGGAAGCAATCAGAAACCCTGGCAAGATTGTATTTGGCACAACCTTCTATCACAGACATTATCACTTCAGCAAAGAATTCCAAGATGCTGCAGTGCTTTTATATAATGGCGACTATGAAAAGAAGATGCCTGAAGATGCAGTGATTCATGATTATCTGAATTATGGTCAATCAGGGATCTTCACATTGTGGTTTGCCCTTCAGCTTGGATATGAAAACATTTACACAGTGGGTCTTGATATGAACAGCATCAAGTTCCCTGCAGATATGAAATACAACAAAGCCATTGCACAGGACTTCGTGACTTCACACGTTAAAAAAGAAAGTCCCAAGAATGGAGCATCAAGATTGTCCTTCGAACCAGGGAAGCAACAGGGCATTGATGCATTCAATATAATCAAACCACGCTTTCCTGATCAGCATGTCTTCAAGGTGTCAGACCTTTCAAGGTTACCATGTGACATTGCTGAACCACCCACAAAAGGGGTCAAATGATGAACAGATTCAACCTGCATTACAGTCCAGATCCACCTGAACCTAATGGTGAAGAAACACCACCCAAGACTGATGATGTCCCTGAAGACACACCTGATTGGATGAAGAAAAGATTGTCAGAAATTTCAGGGAAGAAAACTGCTGCTGAAGACAGGGCAGACAAAGCTGAAAGGAAGCTGAAGGGAATCAAGGACAAGCAGGAAAAAGACAGACTTGCAAAGTTGGAAGAAGATGGTGACTTCAAGAAGGTGAATGAAACCCTTGTTAAAGAAAACCTGAAACTGAAAGAAAGATCAGAAAGGTTGGACAAGGTAGAACAGAAGATCAGGGAAGTGGCACTCGCAAAGATTGCTGACAAACTTGGTGATGAAGCTGCTGCCACCTATGCTGACTTTAAAACTGACCAACTTCAGACTGTCGCTGATACGTTTATTAAAACAGCAGATGCACCAAACCCTGATTCAGACAGGGGTGGGTCAAGAAATGTAGATGAGAATGAAGCTGCAGCATTGAAGAAGTATGGTTCAAAGCCAAACATTGCAAGGTTGAATTCTGAGCTTTACAGGAAACTCTGGCCTAATCCTAGAAGACACAGGGGGTGATTTGCACAAATTTGAAAGGTCATTCTAATGTCAAATGAAACCACCTCGACCAGTCTGGCTGGTCTAGTAGAAGATATTTCTGGCGAATCTATCATGATCCTGCAGGACAACGCAGGGTTGTTGGAATTGGTTCGTCATGTTGACACAATGGGAACCCCTGGAAAGACTTATGACTTTCCAATTTTTGGTGAAGTGGCAAGCACTGATGTGACTCAGGTTGCAGAAGGAACTGATCATTCCACAAACAAAGAAATCTCAAATGCAGACACTGCTGCAACAGTTGATGAGCATGTGATCATGGCAGTTGCAACCAAGCTTGCAGTTGAAAGTGCAAGGGAAGATGTTGTTGCTGAAATCAGCACACTGTTTGCTTCTGCAATGAATGCGAAACTTGAAGATGATATTGTTGGTCTTGCTTCAGGTTTCACACAGACAGTCTGTGGTGCTGCAGTATCAATGACCATTGACCACTGGTATGATGCAATCAGACAGATCAAAGCTGCCAATGGCAACTTGCGTGATCTTGCTGCTGCATTGTCACCATTATCATACTATGGTTCCAAGGGTCTTCGTGCCCTTCTGGTCAGCACATCTGCAATCAATGCAGGGACAGTTGCACAGAAATGGTTGGAAATGGGAATGGTTGACACACAGTTTGGAATGCCTGCTGTCATCTCAAATGAGATTGCTGAAGATGTTGGAACATCAGATGTGTCAGCAAACATGATCTGGACAAGGGGCGCAATTGGTGTCCATACCAAGGATCTGATGGATGTTGAAGAACAACCAAATGCTTCCTTGCGTGGAAAAGAAATTGTTGCCACAGGTCGCTGGAAACAGGTTGAATTAGTAGATGCATGGGGTGTCTACTTTGCATGTAACAATGCATAAATAAAATTGATCTGGGTGGGTGGTTGTGTTTCCCACATACCACCTGCCTGGGTCGTTTTGAAAAGAGGGAAACATGGGACAAAGAAAAGCAGTTAGAGAATTGAATTCCAAGACAGCAGTTTCAGTAAGTGGGGACATTAGAATATTTCAACCAGGGACAAAGACAGTGATTGCAAGTGGTCACCCTGATGATCTTGTTGACATGACCAGACCAGATGGAGAACCTGCACTGGTTCCAATGTGGCGTGTCAAGGACATGATGTATGATCGTGGCTTTGTGATTGGTCTTCCTGATAAGGTTGCCAAAACTAAAACAATGATCAGGGCAGAAGAAAAAGAAAAAGTTTATGCACAACTGAAAGCTGAAGATGAACAGAAAGAACGTGTGAAGATCAGGGAAGAAATCAAGGCTGAAGTCCTTGAAGAAATTAAAGGCAAAGCACCTGCCAATAAAGGTGTCAAGCAATAGCACACAATGAAACTGCCTGCTAAGAGTGGGCAAGGGGTTGCAAGATGTCAAACATGATCTATGAGAACTTCGGATTATCACCTGATGGAATCTTTGGACTGAAGATTGAAGTCAGACCTGCAGGAACAGGGATCACACCTATTGATTCAACAACTGGCAAAAGATTGTCAAGACCACAGATGGAACATGCCAAGACTGAACCTACCCAGGATGCAGTCAGATCGGTGGTGACATCATGACAATGTCAGGCTATTTAGATTCAAGAGAATTCCAGAAGTTTGTTGAAGATGCACTTGGACAGACTGCAATCAGGGTTCTGCTTTCAGGCAGTTCTTCCCTTGACAACTTGACCATTGGGACAATGTTGTATCAGTCCACTGAAATAGGAATAACTGCATCAGTCACACAGACCCAGGGACAGGGTGCCCTGACTAAGATGATCAACCAAGTTTCAGTTGTTGCCAATATAGATGACACAGTGACCCTGATGTCTGCCGTTGCAGGTGCAATGCAGTTGGTGATTAATGATGGCGACAACACAATGCAAATATTCCCTGCATCAGGTGACAACCTTGGTGAAGGTTTGAATATCCCCATCAGTCTTCAGGCAGGTGGAAGGGTTCGCTTTGATGCCTATGATGCAACCCATTGGGTGAAGGCAGGTGACATCAATGTTGAAGTTGAAGTGGGTTCAGGCGGCTCCGTAGCAGTAATCGAAGATGTAACAAGTCCAACTCTCGCAATTAGCGCATTGGGGAAGCTGTTTGATAAGAATGTGCTTTTGAGGACAGGGGATGATATTACAGGGACAGCTACATCCACAAACTATGGTGATAAAAATGCAGTTACTGGTGGTGATGTTGTATTGGGAGCAGTAAATCTAAAAACTAATGGTATTACAGCAGGTACAGGAGGTCTATTCCTCCCTGCCGTCCCAAATGCGATTGCTACTATTTCATTTGGTATTGGAATTGATAAAGACACTGCTCTTGGAATGCAATATGATTTAGATACAACTGGAGTCGTAGGTACTGAAGGTGCTATAAGGACTTATGATTCTATCTCAATAGGTGCTGAAACCGTTCTTTATGATATTGCAATCTTCAACCTAACCTCCCTCGGAACCCTAACAGCCGACCACGTTCAGATGATGAATGACTTGAACACGCTGTATGATTGGACAGCCTTTGCAGGCTCGGGAGCAGGTGGTATTCTTGATACAACTGATACTTGGGCATTGATTGGTACATGGATGGCAACTGAAGCAGACCGTGAAGCGTTCTTCGCCATTGTAATCCCCTCACACGTTAGCAGTATGGACTCAGCTAAACTTGAGAGCATTACTAATATGGGTGGGAATTTAGCGGTGCTTAAAAATTCCCGATTTAGCTCATTAGCTGGCACAACTGCCAGTGGTGTTATGATTAATATTGAAGATGGTTTAAATGTCTCGAATACAGTCGCAGGTACTTCCGAAGGTGTCTATGTAGACTATGCTATAAACCCAAATACCGAATACTACCTTGGCTTTATTATGGGGGTAGTTACAGGAGAATCTCGTATAATCATCAGGTCACTTGACATAAATGGTGATATTGTTGCGACATTGTCCTCTCCTACTGTATCAGGTAATTATACGTTCACCTCAGATAGTGAAATATATAGCTTACGCCTCCAGTTTTATTGCACAATAGGTGCATCGGCACTTGGCTCAGTAAATTATACCAACATCCAACTCAACCAAGGCTCCACCGCAAACACCTACGCCACCCCACTTGATAATGGGATTACATTTGGTAGCCGTAGTGCGAATCAGTTGCCTGATGGTGATGCTGAGTATGATGGCTCTAAATGGGCAGGCGTGGCAATCATATCAACCAATCTATCTATTGTTGCCTTTGCCTCACAAGATACGATAACATCCTTCACCCCTCAGAATAGTGGATGGCATACCTTTGCATGTCGCAACCTTACGAGTGATGCAGGGACAGTCTCAGGCATACTCAATGGCGTGACAGCAGGAGCCATTGCAGGAAACGCATCTCCCGCTTGGTCAGTTGACAAGGTTGAACTTGTTGCAGGCACAGCCTATGACTTTGAAGTTCGTGGTTCAGCAGATGACATCCAGTTCGATGCTATGATTATTGAAGGTGAATATACTCAGGCAGAGATTGACACGAGAGATTATGTAGCATACAAACCCCTTGAGCTATTGACTTGCCCAAACAACGCAGGGACTTCCACAGTCTCAGACGAATTGATTTCAATCAACGGTGTGCCGAATATTCTGCATAACGTTACTGATAATCGGACTGATAGTGGTGACCCTGAATTAGATACTACACTTGTCGCTCCCCCTGGAGATTTAATGGCTTCAGATGGTACAGCCAACTTCACAGATGAGAATGGTGCATTAACATTCGATACCGACCATTACGTTTATACCGTAACAACTGGAGCAAGCAAAGCGGGGTTCCTCGATGAAGGAACATTTGTTGTAGACCGTAAATACATCGTTAGCGTTCTCGCCAAAGATGGGACGGGCGCAGGTGCTTCATTCAGAGTTAATCAACTTACCAACGCAGGGGCGGTCATTACAAATGGTGCAACTGTTGTAGCCACCGCCGCTTATGGTCAGGCATTTGTCGAGTTTATTGCCACAGAGACAAACAATAAAATAGAGGTGGAGATTATCGCCGCTTCTGTTGCAGATGGCGAGACAGTCCTTTTTGATGACTTACTTGCTTATGTTTATAACATCCAAGAGAACCTTGCTCCCAATCTGGAAGACATCTCCGCTTTCTGTAGTGGCAGTCTAATCCAAGAGACTACTGAGGGACAGAATCACATTGTCTCGGTCAACGGACTCATGTTGAGTGTAGTGCATTATCAGGGCGTGCAGGGTGCTATTGATGGCACCAGGGAAGGTCTGCTTTCCAAGTTGAACAGGTCAGAACAAAGATTGACCTATGAATTCAAGGTTCCTTCAACAGGTGGTGTTGCTGCCAATTCAAATACATGGGTGCCATTCAGTGACATTGCAACCATGCCTGATCTTGTCAGCAGCATCAAGACCCTTGAAGAAACAATGGACACAAACATTGATTCAGTGGATTACTATGACAATGGAATAGTGATCAATGCTGATGCCACTGGAACAGGTGCCGACGATGTCCTTGTTCATGCCTTGGTCATCAGTGGTGTTCCACTAATCATCCACACAATTGCATAGGTGACATTGAAGGTGTGGTCATGGACATGCACTATAAAAACAAGTCCAATGGTTCAAGACAAGAATACACTGAGGAAAGGTAAATCATGAAAGTCACATTCAACAAGAAGACACATGAAGCAATCAAGCAGGAAGATGGAAGACTGACTTCCAAAGATGGGAAGTTGTTCTTTGGTTTTGGCATTGGAAACCTTGTGAAGGGTGTCAAAGAAGTCATTGAAGAAGTACCAGTGCAAGAAGATGCACCTGAACAGGGCACTGAAAATGATGCATCACCTTCTTGACATACTGATTCAGAGCAAGTTTGTGAAGTTCGCCCTGTGTGGTAACGTGTGGATATGGTTTCATATCCTAGCTGCTGCCTTTGGTACCAGATTATTTTTACTTAAATTCTCACAGAAGGTGACCATGTTGATTGTATCAGCAATTGTTCTTCTGTGGGAAGTGTTTGAAGTTGTTGTTGGTGGTGATCTTGCACAGACGTATGGATCACTAGAACGATATTTTTACGACACAGCAGGGGACATCATTGGTGCAATGGTGGTGTCTGTCATAATCATATCAGTCTTATGGGGTGAAAAAAATGGATAACACTGAACGGATATTGAATGAGATTGGGAAAGTGAATTCAACCTTGACCTTGATCCAGGTTGATCATGGGAAGCTTGCTTCTGCAAATCTGGAACAACACAAGTCAATGAATGCAGTTATCACTGACTTATCTGAAAAGATAGGTGACCAGAATGGAAGGGTGAAAGCTTTGGAAACATTCAAGACTGTGATCCTCACAAAGATCAAGGTTATCCCTACAACAATCTCAGCAATCTTTGGTGCAGCCACAGTTGCAGTGACAATGTATTTGAGAACAAAATAAAAGGAAACAACATGAAACACTTTAAAAGCTTATTGATCTTATTGATGGTGCTGATTGCAGTGCCTGTCCTTTCAGCAGACCTGGAAACAGTTGGGGGTTTCCTTTCCACTGTGGGTGACATTCTAAGCAACACCAAAGTTCTTTCTGTGGCAGGCATACTGTCTGCAGCTTCAGCATACTTCTTCAGAAATGTTGATGTTGAACAACTGAGAAGAACAGGTTCAAGACATGGGTTCCTGGGTGGTAGGTGGTTGTCAATCAAAGCAACTGCAGTCCCTGGATTCGGAACAGCATGGACAATGATTGTGGAAAAGTGGGTTGCTAAGTTGTGGACATTGCTGACTGCATACTTGATCAGCGTGTTCATTGGTTTCCCTGTTGGTCTTGCCAGTGACAACAACCAGAAGGAACCAGAAAAATAATGTCCAGAAGACAACAAGAACAGTGGGCATACCTTCAGGATGAAGCAAGGTTTGTCATGTTCATTGCTGCATCGATATACACTGCCATTGGTGGTGAACGTCAAAGGTCTTATGCTGAACAGCAAAGGAAGTTTGATGCAGGGTTGTCAAAGGCAAAGGGTGGTCAGGGGCAGCATGGGAAATGCAAAGCATCCGACTTTGAATTCTTTGATGAAACAGGTGCCTGGTTGAAGGTTCCTGAAAAGAGGGAATATTCAACCATTGAAGATTATGACATTGCAGTTGAAGAACACAAAGCCAAGATCAAACCATTTGGTGATCATTGGGAAAGTCTTGATCCTAAGAACTTTTGGGGTGGGAACATAAAGGGTCTGTATGATCCTGGTCATATAGAAAGAAGGGACTGAACATGTCAGTGACTTACTGCACAGCAACAAATCTTGTTGAACACTTTGCCAGGATTGATGACTATGATCTGAAGATCAAGTTGGATGACTATAAGTTTGTCAATCATGCAGGGAACACCTGGAAGCTTCCCAACAGTGGAAGTGTTCTGAACCTGTATTTGAATGGGGCAGATCAGGGTGCTGCAGCTGCTTCACTGGTTGCACTGTCAAGTGATTATGATTGGTTCTATGATAGCACACTTGATGTCCTATACATTCTATTTGCCACAGGTGATGTGCCAACTGACAATTCATGGAAGATTGAATCAGCACCCTTTGATTCAGCAGATGCCAAAACAGCAGCAATTGCACATGCATCAGAGATGCTTGAAAGCATACTTGACAGCAGGATTCCCAGACCTATTCCGAAGACTGCACAGGGCAAGACTTCAGGTGTTTACTATGACTATTGGGTTGTGATGTCATGTGCATTGCTGGCATGCTGGCACCTCGTCAGATCAAGCTCACCTGAATCAGCAGATGTCACATTCCTTCTGGATCAGATTGGTTCAGTGATAGGTGGTGATCCTGATGCAAGGGGCATTGTTGACAAAATCAATGATGGTTCAATTAAGCTTTCATTTGAGCAGACCAGATCAGATCAGGCATGGGTTGACCAGGGTGTTGTTGGAGCAGACACCACAGGGTTTCTTGCAGATCCTGTTGGTGAATCCACACCTGATTATGAAGTCTACATTGTGACCATTACAGGCACAGGGACTTTGGCAATGGGAACATTGAATTCCACCTTGAAGTATTCAGTCAAGGATTCACAGAACAACACAATCCAGGATGCAACATTGATCACAGGATTACAGCAGGCTATTGGTGGGGGTATCACATGCAGGTTTGCTGAAGGGAAATATAACGCAGCAGATATATTCATGCTCACAGTTCAGAATGTTGGGGTTAATACTTCTGTGCTTGGTGTGGTGAAAATAAACAGGCGATAACATGACAGACTATGACCCAATAAGAAGCAGGGTTCTTGAAGGCATAAAGGAAACACTTCAGAGTGTGTCCAAGTATGATGTCAAGATCAATGATGAAGACCAGGAAGGGTCAAGTGAATTCATCCTTATAAGCATTGAAGACAGTGTGACCATTGCCAAGAATGCAGGCTCACACACCAAAAGGGTTAAGGTCAATATAGAATATCACAACAGCAGGAAACCTGGCATGACTGATTCCATGATTCATATGATGGATGTCATCCAGGATCTGCTTGAAAAGAATTCAACCAAAAGATCATCAGCAGGGGTGCATCAATATTTTGATGGTGAAGTCAGCAACACTGACACAGACCCAGGTGATGAAGACAAGTGGGTCTTCATGTTCACCTATGATGCATCACATACAAAAGTCTATACTTAAGAAAGGGACTTATCATGGCAGCAGTTGATGTCAATACTTACAGCATGAAGGAATTTCAGTTTGCAGCGAAACCTGAAGCTGAAATTGGAACCAAACTTGTCACAGCAATGCAACTGCTGAACCTGAATGGTGATGTAACAATTGCAAAGGAAGTTGTGCAAGACACCACACAAAGAAGTGGGAAAGGAAGGACACTGAAGGCAGCAGATGTCCACACCACAGACAAGGGTGGACAGAGAACTGTCATCACAGTCCCAATCATCCTTGACACCACAGTTGATGCAATGCTGCATGAAGGGGTGATGTGGGAAGCAGTTGGGGTTTCACCTGCATCACATGACATCATTTACAGCTATGCGCCTGTGTCACAGAAACATGGTGACACACCTGACAGGGCAAATGACACATTCACTTGTTGCTTGATCAGTCCCATCACAGATGAATCAAGATATTGGGTTGGGGTTGTTCCTGAATCGATGACTGTTTCAATGGAAACAGGGGCAGATGGTGGAAGAAGAACAGCAAGCATTACCTTTGTGACAGCATACAGGGAACTTGATGCTGCTGCTGCACCAACAGGAATGTCAGTCTATGGTGCTACTTTCCGTTATCTCTATGACTACACAACCAAGAAGTCTGTTGGTGGTGATGATATTATTCCCAATAAAATTGAATACACAATCAACAATCCTGTGTCCTTCTCAGGTTTTCAGGGTGCCAGTGGTGATCCTGAAGTCATATCAAGGGCAGTCAATGGTGGCAGAGTTGAAGTCAACATCATGGTTGGTGTGAAATATGATTCCAACACTGCTGAACATTGGGAGAATCAAAGGGATGGTGACATCTTTGCACTTGAATTCAGTGACAATGCAACATGGGCAAGTTCAACCTTTGGAATCAAGGCCGCATATTGCAAACTTGATTCAGCACCAACCCCAGGTGACACAGAAGCAGGTGCATTCCAGGATCTGTCCTTCATGTGTACTGGTTCAACAACAGGTGACTTGATTCAGATAGTGCCTTAAATTATAAACCTCCTCGAATCCCCTGCTTTAACTTTTAAAGTAGGGGATCCAAATGTTCATTAATTGTGAAAGGGAAACGCATGGAAAAGAAGAAAACGTTAACAGCAGCACAGAAACAACAGGCTGCACTTGACAAATGGAAGAAGGAAGTCTTGCCAGGGATAGAACTGAAGGTCATGGAATTTCCTGCACGAATCAAGATTCAGTCAATGATGTCCAGGGGTGTTGATGCAACAACCATCTGTGGACAAGCTGCTTGCCAGGGATTGACAGGGAAGTTCATTGAAGACCTTGATGAAGAAGACCTGCCAATCTTCAAACAATACACTGACAAGCAGATCATGTTAATTGGTGGAAGGGTCATAGATGTATCAGGAAACCCTGGGTCAGACTAAGCTTTTCTTGTTGGGTTGCAAAGCTTGGTCTTCCAAAGAATGCAGATGGTTGGAGACAACCACCATTCAACTTTCAAGACCCCCACACTGGTCAGAACATAGTTGTCAATGATGTCATTGATCAGCACAGAATATTCAATTCCTGGGTCAAGGATCAGTTTGAATTCAGTTTATTCCTTGCCCACCCAAGCACCTTCATTGATTCAGGGATTCAGGCAGTCATTAAAAGACTTCGGTATTGTGAAAGGTTCCATTGCAGTCCCTTCCCTGGGGATTATTCAACACACCCTGAATGGTGGAAGCAGGCACTTATAATCATGGACAATGCATTCATTGATGCTGAAGCATTCAAACAGAAGAAGGTCTGATCATGGCAAACATTGTTGAAATACTATTCAAGCAAACAGGTGCAACAAAAGTTGCTTCTTCAACAGGGAAGGTCACCAAGTCCACAAAAGACCTGACTGCAGCTGCATTGAAATATACAGGTGCAGCAGTTGCAGTCCTTGCCATTGGGAAGAAGATCATTGATTCCTATGGTGTCCAGGAACTTGCTGAATCAAATCTTCAGTCTGCCCTTGGTCATACAAATGAAAAGCTACTTGACCAAGCTTCAGCACTTCAGAAGGTTTCAAAGTATGGTGATGAACAGATCATTGCAATGCAAGCACTCGCATCCAACATGGGAATCACTGAAGACAAGATTGGTGACACAACTGAAATGGCAATTGGTCTTGCTGAAGCTTTGAACCTTGACTTGAACATGGCAATGAAAGCAGCAGCAGGTGCCATTCAGGGTGACACTAATATGTTGACCCGATATATTCCATTATTAAAAACAACCACAGACCAATCTGAAAAGCTTGCCATTGTCCAGGAAGCTGCAGCCAAGGGTTTGAAACAATCTGCTGCTGCTGCTGAAACAGTTTCAGGGCAAATGAATCAGGCAACAATGGCAATAGGTGATGCAGGGGAAGCAATAGGAAAATCATTCGCAGAACCTGTCAGACTTGCAGCAGCAGGTGTTGCTTGGCTTGCTGAAGGGTTCTCATCATTCCTTGAAGTGATTGGCAGGGTGGACACAGGGACACTAACCCTTGAACAAAGGATTACAGGTCTGAGTGACATCATTGCAAACCAATACATTCTAAGTGCTGATGAAATGACAGCAGCATTCCAAAGACTTGGCATGGGTGCCTTTGATTCAACTGACATATTTGGGGAGATGCAAAGGGTTCAAACTGAACTGACTGAAGCACAGACACAAGCAGTTGTAGTGACAGAAGAACACACAGCAGTTGTGACCCTAAGTGCTGAAGCAACCTTCCTTGCACTGGAAGCAACTGAATCACTCACTCTTGCATATGCACAGCAAGCACTCAAGATCCATGATGTCAACAAGGCACAGGAACAATTGGTCAAACTTGGGAAGGAAGGTGCAACCCAATTCAAAGCAACAGCAGCACCTGTCAATGATCTGACCACAGACTTCCAGAAGTTTGAATCAGGTTCCAAGCTTGCCTTTGAAAGTGCAGGCAATGCAGCAACAGCAGCTTCAGAAATAATTGCAGCAGCAGCAGGTGATGACAAGGAAAGACAAATCCTGGCAATGAGGATTGCACAGATTGCAGCCTTGATCAACACAGCGCAGGGTGTCACAAAGGCACTGGCAGCATCACCACCCCCTTTCAACTTTATTAACGCAGCAGCAGTGGGTGCAGCAGGGGCAATGCAGGTTTCAGCAATCCAGGGTGCAATCAATCAGGCAAGGTCAGCAGCAACAGGTCTTGATGAAGTATTTGACAGACCCACACTGATTGAAGTGGGTGACCAGAGACAAGGTGAACGTGTCCAGATCACCCCTGAAGGTGGGGAAGCAGCAGGGATGGGTTCAATCAATATTGTCATCAACAGTCCAATCACTTATCCGGGATTCACAAGGGATGTCATCCTTCCTGAAATCAGAGAAGCACTAAGGCTTGGCATATGATCACCCTTCCAACCAAGTATGAAGCTGCAGCATCACCACAGCAGATAGTTGCTGATTGGTTGCTTGAACTTTCATATGATGACACAACCCCTGGCACATTCTACATGTCAGCAGCAGAAAGAACTGTGACAAACTTCTATGATGGTATTGTTCTTTCATGGGGGCAGATCGATGAGAATCTTGACCTTGCAAATTCCAAGGCAACTGTATCAGACATCAAGATCACAGTTGCAAACAAGTGGAACAATGCTTCAGGTCTATTGTCTGATGAATTGTTTGGTGGTTCAAAGAAGTTTATCAATCAGAATGTGGTCATCAGATCCTGGTTGTTGGGTTGCACAGTCACAGCAGATTGTCTGATCAGGTTCAATGGAAGATTGATGTCAATTGAACATGACTTTGAAACAGTCACCTTCACAGTTGAACACAGACAACCCTGGGACAGGGTCAAGGCAGTCAGTGACCAAGTGGAACAGACACTTGCAGGGAATGGGAATGCGCTGCCTGCAGGATTTGTTGGGAAGATGAAGCCAACTCTTTATGGTGACAACACACATGACCTTGGCAAACCCACAACAGCAATGACAGCAAGGAATGATTCTGACCTGATGCCAATGGTTTTCCTTGGGTTCACCACTGCAGGTGATCAGAAGTGGTTGATCAGTGACCATGAACTTGAAGATGATCCTGACACCTTTGACCTTTGGGGGTTTGATGAAAAGCTTGACAGGTTTGTTGAAGTTGAAATTGGTGGGGGTGGAATCACTATTGTTCAGAACAGCAGCACTGGTTGCATCATTTCATTTGACCCAGGTGATGTGTCTTTCAAGGACATCCTTTATGGTGTGGGCACGGTCAGCAATGAAAACAATGTTGCACCTGGGGATTGGCAGACAGACACAGAAGCAGGTGACACAGATGAAGACACATATGCAGCTTCATCAATTGCAACAGGTGATGCAGTGGGAACCAAGGCAGAAATTGATGTTGACTTTGATCAGAATTATGCACCTAACAGAACCATTGCAGGTGTCCAGTATCTTGCCAAGTTCAGACTGACAAAAGGTTCAGGACTGACAGCAGGACAGACACATCTTTTCTTTGGATTGAATGACATGTCAGCATCAGGTTATTCAGATGGTGTTGACCATTGCATCCTGTATGCAATTGTTGGTGGGGGGACCATAGAGACAATGAAGCTTGCTGAGACTATGACACACAACAGGGATGTGACCGGGTCGAATACTGAATCAGAAGCAAGGGTCTATGAAATATTCAAGAAAGGTTCCTACAGAACAGATGAATTCATCCCTTTATATTTTGGGGGCAAGGGTCTTGAACATTGCACCTGGACAGGTGGAACTGCACTTGATGCAAACCTGATGCACAGGGTCTTCAGGGACTTGCTTTTCAAGTGGACAGGATGGGATGCAACTGGACTTGACTATGTGGAAGTAAATGGAACAGATTGGTCAGGGTCTGCCATTGACACTGACAGGGATTGGTTGGTCAGATGGTGGGAAGATTCAAAGACAGAACTTGAAGACATTCTTGACCAGATACAATTTGAAGGGTGTTTCACATGGTTCTTTGATGAAACCAGTTCAGGGGTTGAAGCTCGAATCAGTTATGTCAAAGATTCATATTCAGCAGGTGACATCGATGCAACACTTGATGGTGATTATCTGAATTCAGTCAAGGTGAAACACACCCCAATTTCACAAGTAGTCAGCAAGCGCATTGCAAACTATTCCAGGCAAACACTGTCAGATGGATATGCAGATCAGAACACATTGACCAACACCAACAGGGGTGACTTCAATTTTGGTGCTGATGAAAATGTTGTTGAAAACAGTCTTGACTTCCTGTTCCAATCAGCAGATGTGGATTCATTCCTTGCATACTATGACAACATTGTTGGTGAACCAAAATTGATTGTGACTGCAATCCTGGAAGACCCATCAAACTGGAACCTGCAAAGGGGTGACATTGTGCAGTTCAGCAACATGGAGTTTGACCCCTATGGTGAATCATGGACAGGCAAATATTTCATGATCACACAGTTGCAGATTGGTTCTGATAAATTTAAGATGACAGCAAGGGAAGTGGGTTGATATGAGTTATTCAAGGGTGCATGGCGATGGATTGAGACTATATATTGACAGCATGAACTGGATGTTCAGTAGGGGTCTTCCAAGATCAACTGAATGGACTGACAGAAACACAGGTGCCTGGGCATGGAATGCTGCAGCCAAAGATAATAAATATTCTTTGATTGATGCCAACCCCATGAAAGCTGCTTCATATAATTCAAGCCTGAACCCAACAGGTCACATGATGCATGAAATGGATTTCCAAGTTATTGCTGATAATCCCATCAGACACCTTGCAATCATGGGACATAATGCAGTATCAGCACAGGCATGTTTCAGGCTTGCACACAATACTTCAATTATCAGTGCAGTTGGTGCCGGGTCAACTGTTGGGACTGTAGCAACACAACCTGTGTCTGTCCTGAATGGTACAGTCAGTCCTGCTTCAGGTGCAACCCTTGGTGAAGACATCAACACTGTTGAAACAGTCTGGACTGTATCTAATGGATTACTTTTCACAGTGGGTGAATTGCTATGGGTCAAGGAAGATGCAAACAATGAAGTGGTCAAAGTTGTTTCTATTGCAACCAATGATTTGACAGTGACAAGGGCACAGCAGGGAACCATTGCAGGTGAATTTCAGACAGGGGTCATTGTCAAAAGATACAATGTGGTCGAACCTGCAACTGATGGTGACACAATCATAAGCTTTTCTGAAGTCAGCAACAAGAGATTCTGGGCAATAGAAGTCATCCCTTCTGATGGTGCATATCATGGTTCAAAAGACCTTGAAGTTGGATCATATCAAATTGGGAACTACCATGACTTTGCAATTGCCCCTGACCTGAATGTCAATCATGGGTTCATTCAGGAAGGCGTGAACACAAGACAAACCCCTGCAGGCAGACAGATCACCTTTGCACACCACCTGTCAAACAATGACAGCACAGATGAATATTCACCCTTTAGATACAATGATGATTACTTCAGAAGGATGGTGGGCAAGGAACAGTGGGCAATGACCTGGAAGGGTGATGATGATGTCAATGTTTATCCTTCAGACATTAGTGCCATGACTTCAGGATCCCTTCTTGAAGACCTGATCTTGAAGACAGGAATCAATTTCCTTCCCTTCATTCTATGCACAAATAATTCAAGCACAGATGAAGGTGACTATATGTGGGCTATACTTGACCAAGCATCATTTGAAACCCTTCAGAAGTCTTGGCAGTGGGTTGGATGGTCACTGAAGTTCATCCAGAAGTTCTGACAATCCTTTAGAATATATTCTAACAAAGCACTTGCATATGCAGGTGCATTTGCTATCTTATGGATATAAAAAAGCCCCTGGACAGTGAGAACAGAGGCTTTAAAGGAAGACCAGTTATGATCAGGAATCAATCTAATCAAAAGGAAGACTCATGACAACAAAAACAATTCAAGAAGCATTGGGTGATATTCAAGTCAATATGAAGGCACCCAAGACCCAGGTGAATGACTTTGGTGGTTATTCATTCAGGTCTGCTGAAGACATCTTAAATGCTGCAAAACCTTTTATCAAGAAGCATAAATGCATTCTATTATTGAATGATGAATTGGTTCTAATGATGGACAGGTTCTATGTCAAGGCAACTGCCAAGCTGATGAAGGGTGAAGAATCAATCAGTGTTGATGCATTTGCAAGGGAAACAGAAAATAAGAAGGGCATGGATGAAGCACAGATCACTGGTTCTGCTTCTTCATATGCAAGAAAGTATGCACTGAATGGACTGTTCTGCATTGATGATGTCAAGGATGCTGACAACCATGACAACAGTGATCACACACCAGCACCCAAGAAGCAACAGAATAGCACACAGCCCCCTTCAGGGTCTTCAGGTTCCATTTCAAGAGATGACTTCCCTGGGTTTGGTAAGCACAAACAAGGTGGTGATGATCCAAAGATGTGGAAGGAAGTGCCCAAACATTATCTTGAATGGTTGTCAACTGCTGACAAGACCAGGGATGATGTCAAAGCATTTGTGATTGCTGAACTGAAATTCAGGGCAGAAGACCCACCTGCACCAAAGGTGTCAATGGCAGATAAGATTGCAGCATTTGAAACCATATTGAATGGTGCTGAAAAAGAATTTAGCAAGGCAGAATTGTTTTCAACCTTCTCAAGTTTCTTGATGAACGCATTCAAGACCACAGACATTCCAAACATTGCAGTTGAATTTGTTGAACATGCAGAAGCAATCCACCAGGATCTTCTGAACCTTCTGAAGCAAGAGAAGGCAGCACTTAAAGCAGGGCAAGATGACTGATTGCAAGCACCTGAACTTCACACCCATTGAACACTATGAAGATTCACAGCAATGCAAGGAAGGGTTCAGGGTTGTCAGGATGCACCAGTGGAAGTGTGATGACTGTGGTGCTATCTTAAAAAGTTGTGTTGAACGTGATGCTGTCCACAGTGGCAGGGCAATAGATGACTATTGGGGTGTGACGTATGAAACCTAAATATAATTTTATGGAAATTCTCGGAGTAAGACAGCCTGAAGAATTTGGTCAGGTTGTAGAAGATAAGTGGGTGCTCGATGAATGGTATGAATACTTTGTTAATGAGTGGTTGCCAGAGCAGGGCGAAACTGATATGATATTATTTATCGAAGCAGGGTTTGACACTTTTGTATATTTCGCATTTAAACTGAAGGCCATTGATAGGATTACCCACAAAAAGTTAATTGATTTATTATTGAAGGGGTCAAAGTTCAAACCAGAAGAAGTCGAAAATGTCAAAAAAATGAGGGCTGAATTATCTGATGAATGAGCAGCAGAAAGAACAAGCAAAGAAAGATGTCAAGCACTATGCAGGTCTCGCACTTATGGGATTTATTTCAGCAGAAGCAAACAGACCCAGGGGTCTTGAACTTGATGCAGTCGCAGATGCTTCAGTTGAAATGGGAATTGCAATGGTGCTTAAACTTCACAGCAAACCAGTGCAGGTAATGCTTGCAAAACGGCTTGCAGATTTGTAATATATTCTAATCATATAATTTCATTGGAAAGGAAGACCAATTTGAAATTTCCGTTCATGCCAATCAAGGTTGGCGATTTAATCACAGACACACAGGAACTGACTGACACTGAATTTGGTGTCTACATCAGACTACTTCTGAACCACTGGAAGAAGGACAGCATCCCTGCTGACCCTGCCAGGATGTCAATGATTGCACCTTCTGCTGAAGTTGTGTGGGAATCATTGGAAGAATTCTTTGAACCACATCCAACCAATCCAAAGCGATTGATCAACACCACTGCCTTGAAAGCAAAGGACAGGGCAAAGGATCTGACCAGAAGCAACAGAAGGGCAGCTTGGGTCAGGTGGCATTCAGGGGAACCTTATCCTGAAGACATTGCAAACTATGCAGGTGAAGTTGCAGGTGGTGATGCAGATGCATAACCGATTGAATATTTGATTGTAATACCAATGATAATTATAATTAAAACCATAAGCATATTTATAATGAAAATCAAAATCATGCAATTAAGAAAAACAAGCCTGACCGAACTGCACCCTGAAGGGTTCAGTCAGGCAGAAAAGGAAGAACAATATGAAACACATTGACAAATTAAACAAACTTGGTGCCTGTGGTCAAGCAGTCAAGTGGGCAAAGGAAATGAAGAACGGTCAATCAGCGTGGGATAATTGTGAACGTGGTGACTGGATGTTGTGGCTTGTGGGCAAGATGTCTGGGAAACCTGAATCTGCAAAGCGGAAGAAATTAGTTCTTTGTGCATGTGAATGTGCGAGGCTTGCTATGGTTCATGTACCCAAAGGTGAAATCCGACCACTAAAAGCAATTGAAACAGCAGAAACATGGGCAAGGGGAGATGCCACAATCGAAGAGGTGAGAGTCGCTAGACGTGCCGCCTATGCCGCCGATGCCGCCGCTGCCGCCTATG